TCAGGGGCTGGTCACCATGCACCAGCCCCCCTTCAGCCAGTTTGCGCTCGGTGGTTTTAATGGCCCCGCCCAGTTTCCAGCCCTGGCTTATCCCCACCACAATTCCGTCGGGGATCCCGGCTTCCGCCAGTGAATCCAGAATCTGCCCCACCCCTGACGGGTCAATACCGATATGGTCCAGTAACTCAGCCTCATGAATGCGACGCACATATTCCGCCACTTCCGCCGTGTCATCCCCGACACGCCGGACAATGGTCATATCTCCACAGGCAACAAGATCCTGAAACCGGGACGCCTCGCTCTTCCGTCGGACCACCGCGGTTTCATGCGCCCAGGCATGGCCCCAGCCCAGCCATTCGCGGGTCTCCCGGTCACGCCCAATCACATACATCCCCAGCAGATCATCCAGCCCTCCGCCGTCAATCCCCACCGTCACCACATCAGCACGACGCAGGATATCGTCCAGGCTGATACAACGGCCCTGCTCTTCCCAGAAATCAGCCCCCGCCCAGCGGTCAGAGCGCAGGGCAAGACCAATTTCCACATTGGCGTGTTTTGACATGAACCCCCGGAATGTCTCTTCACCGGCTTCCCGGGCTTTACGGTACTCCCGGTACAGAAAGGCCTCATCCACTGAATAGCCGAGATTCGGATTGACCATGGCGAGGTTTTCCATCAGCAGGTTAGCCCCGCTTTCCACCATTTCAGGAGGGTGTTCAAATATCACCGGCAGAAAGTGCGGATCATGAATTTTGCCGTCGCGCACATCCCGGGCGTACTGCAGTTTCTGTCTGAACACCCCGGCGGGCGGTTTCATTCGACTGGGTGGTCGTATACACCACGAAACCCTTCCGGGCGGGAGGCAAGGCCGCCTATGGCTTCACGTAACATGTCCTCCGCTTTGTACTGCTTGCCAAATAACCACAGTTCATCAATCAGCGTCCCCACGGACTTGATACCGGATACCGTATTCGGATCGGCAGCCACCACCTTAAGGGTGGTGTCCGTCACCCTGTGGGTGATGGTCCGGATATGTGTCTGCACCTGACAGAGGTCATCCAGATCATCGTCCCGTCGTACCATATCCCTGGCAGGGTTGAAGGCGTTAGCCGCCACCTCCACGGTCGGGGCCAGAATGGTGTAGCCCGCCGCCTGCCGCCAGTTCAGTAACAGCGCCGTCATCATGATCCCGGCAGCCAGCGTGGACTTGCTGTTTTTCTTGGGGATAAGGATAAAAACTTCCTTGATATGGCGTACACCGGTCTGCGCATCGTAGGAGCCAAACAGGGCCGCCACCAGGTCAAACACCCACTGTGCGCAGGACTCCCCGAACGTCGGGCTCCAGGTGCATCCACAATCCGCAGTTGTTTAAAAATCGCCAGGGCATGTGCGGCCTCGTCCGGATAAATCGGATCCGGAATAATCGACAGCCCCTTTTTCAGGCGCTCTGCCCAGTCCGGGCAGGCTGTGCTCCATACAGGTATCATCCGTTGCCCTCATTATCGTTATTCACCACCAGTCGGGGTGGCGGTGGCACCGCAAAACGGTTAGCCGCTTTTTTCGCGGCATCACCTTTTGCCGATTTTTTCCCGGTATCCCCTTTTTTGTGGTGCGTGAACTGCGCCAGACGCCAGGCCGCATCCAGTGCCAGTTTCGGATCAATGCAGAGGTTTTCCACCAGGATCCGCCCCATGGCTTTCACCGGATCGGGAAGACCATCCTCCATATATTCAATACCAGGAGACATCACCGCGGACGGTGGCATCTCCAGATTGTTTTCGTCCGGCTGTGGTATTGCAGCCGCCTCACGGCGACGGGGTTTATCCTCCTGCTCTGATTTTTTCTGCCGGTAAACAGGAACCTCATCCACCTCCACCGTCTCGCATTGTTTACGGGCTATAAACGCAAGCACCTCAGGATCTTTTGCCAGCTGCGAGCCTTTAACCCTGGCTGTCTTCGCCGAATAACCGGCGGCAAGGGCTGACGCTGTTTTGTTTTTCCCGGACATGAGCGCCAGCGCAAATTTTCGTTTTTGCGTTGTCAGCACAGCCTCCTCCCGGGTCCAGAACGCACTCAGCCGGGTATGGTTCAGCCCATTTTTCCCGGCGTCTCATGCCGCAAATGTTAACTGCTGCCTGGTTAACATTTGCTGAAAAAGCCAGTTAACATTTTTTTCGCACAACAAACTGAATAATAAAGATAAAAACCGCAAAAATGCCGACAGCCAGTTAACATGTTAACTGGCCTGAAACGGGAATTTTTTCTCTGCATGAGAGGGGGCGCGGTGTCCGGAGCGATCGTTTTTTTCGCCGGATGATCCCCCCCGGGGCGGGTCACAGTCCGATGATATCGTCTGCCCTGCCATGACCTCCGGACACCTCCGGCAGCGTCGGGTCCGGCATACCACCCGCCGCTTCACGAGCAGACTTTTGTCGATGGCATTCGGTACAGAGCGTCCAGAGATTCGTCTCCTCATTACCACCACCGAACTGAAGTGCAATTCGGTGATCGAGTTCACTGTCACAGAGGTCAACCACACGACCACAGAGACAGCACTGCCCGGCATCCCTGAGCCAGATATGACGCTTGAGGGAAACACGTGCACTGCCACTGACACGACGCTGTTCACCCTTCAGAATATTCACCCGCCGGGTGTTCAGAGTTTTGATTCTGCCCGGTAACGTACGAAGCACAGCCATGTAAAATCCTCGCCATATAGCTTGTCACCAGAGGAAAGAAAATGTCATCGAAAAACCGGACCCGCAGAACAACAACCCGCAACATCCGATTTCCAAACCAGATGATTGAACAAATTAACATCGCTCTTGACCAGAAAGGTTCAGGTAATTTTTCAGCGTGGGTTATTGAAGCCTGCAGAAGAAGATTAATTAATGAAAAATATTCTCAATTTGTACCCAACAAAGACAAACACGACCAGAGCACCTGTTCAGACAGGTTTACTTAAACGACTTATATATGACACAAAAAGCGACCACTAAAGTCGCTTTTTCTTATGGTAACAGGCAATAACTCTCTCAGATATTTTTTAGCATTTTTTTGACCGCGCGTTTCCGGACGTATTCTGTTCTCCTGTCCCTTTATATCGTCGGAATACCCGCCGCTCTTCAAATCCCATTCCCAACTCAGAATGTAGTCTGTTGACCGCTTGTTTTATTTCGGTCAGGTTCACCGGTGAAACCGGAGTCCGGCGCGCCTTACGCAAACACTCTGCTCGTTTCTGTGCCGCCACTTTTCTTTTCTGGTCATCACTTAGCTGTACCATCACTTTTGCCCATCGTTCAGCTGCTCTCCGGTACAGTCCTTTTTTCTCCAGACATTCTGCCACGTGATCATGTAGCATAAGTGACCTCCGATTATCTACAGACTGCCATCCTGAATTTACCTTCCCTTAATGAAATAACAATAAAAAACAAACCACGCAAAAACAATAAAACAACACACAAAAAAAACTAAATAATAAACAAAAATAATCACCTTATTTTATTATTTTTTGAGGGAGCAATTACTGAACAAAAAACGCTGACTATATACTCAAAACCAAACAACTATTCTGCCAATCAGGTATCATGGCAACACACGGAATTACCGTGTTTTTGCCTTCTCTGCCCATACAATACGGGCATATACTTCATACTCTATTGTAATATTTCTATCCATGTGCCCCACTCCATTTACCTGTAAATAATATTCAAAATATTTATCACAGAAATCGTTTTTGGCCATGAACTGAGCACACTATAAAGTCCGGAACTGACTCTTTGTTAAATTACCTTAACGTTACCAGTAACACCTTCATAACAAAACATCACGGTATACACTGGGTACGGATATATTCCTGTGCTCCTTCCAGTTGCTTCTGCATTGCCATCAGCCGTTCTCTGAGGATGAAATAATCCCGTTCAGCGGCTTCTGCCAGTCGGGGACCGGTTGCATTATCCACGCCGGAGGTGATGGGGGCTTTACGCAAGGAGCCTGGACAGTTGGCGTTGATGCGCAGGCGCTTACGACCAGCGGCAACATCAGCACGCAGAGTTTCATTTTCAGCTCTCGCATCGGCTAATTCCCTCGAGTATCTGGCATCAAGTGCAGCGACATCACGCTGGCGTACCTGCATATCAGTAATTGTCACGTTCGCCAGCTTCAGCTCACTGGCTTTTTTATCGCGTTGCGCTTTGTAGGTAATGGCGTTATCGCGGTAATGATTAACAGCCCATGACAGGCAGGCGATAATGCAGATAACCAGAGCGGAGATAATAACGGTTACCCTGCTCATTGTTGCCCCCACAAACAGACTTCACGCTCAATCTCGCGGCGAGTCATCAGCCCTTTCCATTGCTTACCGCCAGCGTATGTCCAGCGCCGTAGCTGATCACATGCGCCTTTGATATCGCCCTGGTTTATTTTGCGAAGAAGCGTCGATGTTCTGAAATTGCCAGCGCCCACGTTGTAAACGAACGAGTAAAGAGCGCCGCGCGTTGTTTCCGGTATATCGACGTTGATGTACGGGTTAATTTGTCTGGCGACCGTGGCAAGGTCTTTATTCAGGAGGGCTTTGCATTCTGCTTCGGTATACGTTTTACCGGGCATGATGTCTTTTCCGGTGTGTCCGTGACATACAGTCCATACGCCAACGATATCTTTGTATGGTATGTAGCTGACACCTTCCAGACCATCGTTACCACCTGGACCAGTGATGAGCACAGACGCTATGGCAACAGCCCCACCACCAATAGCAGCTGCAACAGCCTTGCGTAATGACGGCGACATTTACTCTCCCCGCGCCGCCTTACGCTTATCTTCTTTAATCTTGAAATAAAGGTTTGTCAGATACGTCAGCAGGCCAAACAGCAGACTCCCCAGCACACCTATCGCCACCCACTGGGACGGAGAGACTTTGTCCAGCAGCTGCAGTAACCAGTATCCCGTCCCCACCGCTGACGTGGTGTATGACACACCCGTTGTGATTTTTTCCATCTGATGTATGTCTCCGTCACCGCCGACAGAAAATGAAAGTAAAGGAAAACAAAAAGCCGCCAGTGTCGCCCACTGACGGCCAACGCCGGGAGCCGTGATTATGGCATTCAGGCTCTGCTAAAAATGCCAGATAACATTCCGGCCTCCCCCGATTCAGGTTATAAATGACACAATATCTTGACAACATCCGTCACTGTCTGTCAGAAAATGTACTGCCATATAGAAGCAACATGTGAAGTACATCTATCCTTTTGAGCCAGCACCTCTCCACCGAAAGTCAGTGCTGGCTGTTTTTTTCCTTAATAAAGCATCTGTAACTGAAACAATCCGCATATTGATAATATATTGACAGGCATCATTGCTGTCTGTGAAAAATAAGTCTCTACAAACATATAAGGCCTTTTAGCCAGCGTCTTCTTTTTCAGGTCAGTCGCTGGCTTTTTTTATTATGCTGCCGGTGCATTTATCTCCAGCATCAGACTTTCTATCTCAACGCCATACGCTGCATTTTTTGTAACATCCGTCAGCGTCAGCGCATTCAGTCCCAGTGTCATACTGTCTTTTATAACCTGGAATGCCGGGCCAGCCACTCCATTCAGTTTCGGAGTAACCGTGGCACTGCCGGCGGTGAACACCAGCTCCAGCGTCTGCCAGTCGTTACCGTAATCGCCGAACTCCCCCAGCTTCGTGTTTCCGGCTTTCCTGTGATGCATCAGATTCACTCTGCCGTCAGTGGTCTGAGTAAAGTACGACATCAGGAACGGATTACCGGTACCCGTCATCGCCACACCATCAGGAACGGGAGCATCCGTATACAGATAAATCCCCAGCCCGAACTGATTGTTGGTCAGCGCGCCTGACAGGCGGAACTTACAGGTCAGTCTGCCGCCCTGTGTCAGCAGGGTAATTGCGTCATCCACCGGATGCGTCAGGGACCAGGTTTTATGCTCTGC